GTTCCAGCAAGACCTGTTAACGGAGACGTTCAATCTGGTATTAGTACATCTGACGATTATATACTGGCATACGATCATCATTTCAATAACGGAGAGATAGTTGAATATTCTACCGATGGAACTGTCGCTAGTGGTCTTTCTACAACCACTCAATATGCCATTAAAGTTATTGATAGCAATAAATTCAAATTATGTGATGTTGGGGTTTCCTCACAAAGAAATCTTACGAATTATAACAAAAATAAAACCACTGTAATTCGTGGTTTGGGTAGTGGTAAACATACTATAAAGTATCCTCCCATAGTAGTAAAGATTGAGAGTTTATCTGCTATTGGTAGCACAACTGTCATACAACCAGAGATAGATCCGTTAGTTTTAGGATCTGTAGACAATGTTTACTTGGAAGATGGTGGAATTGGTTATGGTTGTACCAATATCATGGATTTCCAAAGAAGACCTGATGTTGGGATCTCTACTGTTGTATTCCAGGCATTATTAAAACCAATTATTATTGGTGGATCTATAGTTGACGTTCAGATTCTTGCATCTGGTCAAGGATACAGAGAAGACTCTGATATTAACATATACAGTCCCACAGGAAGTTTTGCTGATGTTAGACCAGTCATTACTGGTGATAAAATTACTGGTGTTCAAATACTTGATGGTGGAATAGGGTATAGCAGTAGTGACACCACGTTAGATTTGCGTAACAGAGGTAAGTCTGCTAAGTTTATAGCTAACGTTCGTGAATGGAAGATCAACCAAGTTCAAAAGAATGATAATATCATCAACGTAGAAGATTCGATACTTACAAAACCAAGTACTAACCCAGAATATCAATTACAGACAATTGGAATGTATCCTCCACAAAAGTTGAGATATCAACTTGGAGATAACATTGATTCTGGTAACTTAGAAACACCTAATGCTTTCCATTCACCAATATTGGGATTTGCTTATGACGGTAATCCAATCTATGGCCCATATGGATATCAAACTCCTACTGGTGGTGCAATCAGAAGATTACAGTCGGGATATATTCTCAACACCTCTTTATTATCGGGTATAAGACCCCCTGGCTTTGCATTTGGATACTTTGTCAATGATTACATCTTTGACAACTCTGGCGACCTAGACGAGTTCGGTGGAAGGTATTGTGTAACACCACAGTTCCCTGATGGCACTTATGCATACTTCTATAGTGTAGATATTGACTCTAGTGGTGTGGCTAAACCAAAATATCCATATCTACTTGGAAACAAATTTAAAGATACTCCAATTGAAGAAAACTTTGTAACTTTCTTCAACCAAGACATTGATATTATCTCTAGAAATCTTACTAGAAACATATCACCATATTATCTTTCATATGGTAACTCTGATTATGAACTTATTGATGATGTTAAAGATGCCTTAAAACAAGAGTTTGAAGTTACTAAAACCAGAAGTGCTGGTATTACATCAGTAACTATTTTCTCCAGAGGAGATGGATATAAAGTAGATGATACATTAACTCTAGATGCCAAAGGTACAAATGGTTCTGGTGCTAATATTGTTGTAAGTGAACTTCTAGGTAAGGATATTGATACTGTAGAAATAGGTGTATCCACATTTGTCAACACTAGTTTAAGATTAAGTAATAGAGAAATAACAGGTGTCACTACAGAACCACATGATATTGTCAATGGTGAGATTATTTCGATAAGTGGCATAGACACATCTCAATTTACTGAATTTAACGGTCTTAGGAAGGTAAGTGTTGTAAGTAGGAGTGTAGGACTAGCAACTTACTTAGATAATGTTACAAATACTGGTGTAAGCACACATATATTTGTTACTGATACACGAGGGTTCTACCCAAGCGATACTTTAGGTATAGGAACAGAAAAATTTGTTGTTACTGGTATTGATACAAATTTCTCTAGACTATTTGTAAACAGAGAGAATTATGTTGGTGCTGCGATGACTCATGCAGCTGGATCTAACAACGTTATCTTAAAACCTAACAAGTTTTCTTTCCCTGTTGGTAATTCGACTGTAACTAAGTTTACTTTTGAAAATTATATAACCTATTTCAATCCACAACAAACAGTTGGTGTTGGTTCTACAGGAACTCATTATACACTTCCTTTAACTGGATTAAGTACAATACAAACTATAGAAAATAGATTTGTACCTCAACAAAGAATCTATATTAAAGATCACAAGTTCTTCACTGGTCAAAAACTCGTTTATAACATGGGTATTGGTGGAACATCTCTTGTTTGGGCAAAAGTTGCTGCTGGTGCTACATCTGGTGTCGGAACTGAGGTTCTTCCTGATGGTGATGTGTACGCAATCAACTTTGAACCTGATTATATTGGATTAGCTACCGTGGCATTCTCCACAGCTTCTGATGCGATATGGTTTTATAATGTTGCTTCCAATTCTGGGTATGCACACTCTTTGGCAACTGCATTTGACAAAGTAACATCCAAAGTTGAAAAATTCTTCGGAAAAGTAGGAGTTAAGTCAGATCATGAACTTGAAAGTGGAGATGTAATCACTATTGACGTTCTTCCTCAATCTACAGAAGATACGGTCATGAGATATGATCCAGTTCTTGCTAAAGTTACTACAAAACGTATTGGATTTGCCCGTTCAAGTTTTTCAGCTGATTTAACCCAAATAACGGTGCCTGATGATTTGCAAAATGGAGATAAAGTTGTTTACTACGATAATGGCAATTTCGTCAATGGATTAATTAATAATGAGACATATTTTGTTCTTAGAGAAAATACAGACTCTATAAAACTCTGTAAATACAAATCTGACGTATTTGACTCCAATCCTGTTACCATAACCAGTGTAGATGAAGCAAGTGCTGGTAATCTCAGCTTCCTTGCTAAAATAAATCCACCATTAGACTTTACGACTGGAAATACGGTAACATTCGACGTATCTGATCAGAGTCTTCTAGATATGCGATTGGACTTCTTTGAAGATGTTAATTTTAACAAGAAACTAGATGTTAACGGTACTAATGACACTGGATTCAATATTACTAGAAATGGCATCTCTGGAACCACTGATGCAACAGTAACTATCACAACAACCATTCCTTGGCCAAGAAAAACTTTCTACAGTCTTACACCTGTCGTTCCATCTGATACTAGAAAGACATTTGGATCATCTGATACTGATGTTGTTGGTAGGAACAACTTAACCTTCAATGATCTTGTCTTAAAAAATGAACATGAAATAATAAAAGTTGATGACAGGAATTTTTCATTCAACTTAAAAGAAAAACCACTAGAATCACAAAAGTTTGTTTCTAGAACTGGTGTAAGTACTATCACATACAGTACAACATCACCAACTGCTAGAGGGCCTATCTTTAAGACTAAGATAAACTTCCCAGGCAGAGGATACACTATCCTACCTAAAGTTATTGGTTTTGCAAGTACTCAAGGTCAAGATGGAATCGTAAAAGTATCATCACCTGATATTGGTAAGATAGATCTCATTGAAAGAATCAAAGACGGATTTGATTACCCTACAGACCCCACTCTATTACCATTCTTAAGTGTTCCAGCAATAGTTGATATAAGTGGTATTTCTAGAATAAATGAAGTTCAAGTAACTGATGGTGGAACTAGATACAATCAACCACCAATTCTGACTGTTCGTGGTAATAGTAATGTTCAAATTGCAGCTCATGTAGAAGGTGGATCTGTCAACAGAGTTGAAATAATTAAAAATGCTTTTGAATTTAAAGAGCCTTTAAGTATTATTACAACCAATAACTCAAATGGTTATGACATAGACGCTATCAGTCATAGTGGAACTACAGTTACTGCTGAATTACTATTAGATGCACAATTCAATATCCCAGTTGCAACTGGTTTTGCAACTACAGAAACTTCTTTACCATTTGCTATTGGAGACAAAGTATTTGTAGAGGGATGTAGATTAAAACCTTCATCTCTACTTGCTGGAGAAGCCAATTTTAACTCAACTGATTATGACTCCTCTTTCTACACAGTTACTGGTGTTAACACTTCAAATGCAACTGTACAGTTTAGTATGGCAGATGCGCCTGGAATATCTACAGTAACATTAGGAACTTACGATGATGACTTCACATTAGGGTCTATTGTTAACTTCAACGATATGGCGAAGTTTAATATGACCATTATTGATGATTCCAAATATTTGTCTGGTGAAAAGGTAACATCTAAGAAATTTGAAGGAATAGTTTCAGAGAATGGTTGGGATGTAAATATAGGTCAACTTAGATTAAGAGATACTATTGGAACTCTTTTACCAGGCGACACTTTGTTTGGTGAGGTTTCAAAGTTAGAAGGCGAAGTAAGAGATGTAAACAGATTTAGTGTTGAGACTACTCTTGGAGTTACTAGAGACAAAGTTTCTAAGAATGACATGAATATCGGTATTCTTAATGATTTCAGTCAAAGATTATCCGATAACTTCTACTTCCAAAAGTTCTCATACTCAATTAAGAGTAGATTGCCATATACAACATGGAAAGAATCAGTTAAATCTATTGTTCATCCATCTGGATTTTTAGAGTTCTCTGATCTTATTATCGAAAGTGATCCGATTGCAAATGCTCCTGCCATCGTAGGAATTGCTAAGTCTACCAACATGAAGGTAAAACCAGTTGATTCTTCTGTTGAACTTATTTTGAATATAGACAACGAAATGTATATGGGTAGAAGAGATAATTTTGCTATTGTTACAGAAGATGATCCTTTACCCGATGGATCAGTTCAAAGAATCTTCTTCCCAGAAGGCAGACCAATTAAGAGTTTCATCATGAACAAGACCAATAAAGTCTTGAATCTAGATGATATCTCCTCTGGTTTTAATGGATCTCATGATAGAACAGGAACATTGGTTGGTAGTAAACAGTTTGGATTGAGTGTAGGTGGAGTGCCTGTGTTCAAGAAATCATTCTTAGCTACTGGAGTTTTCACTCAAGTCGATCTACTTCTCAATACTATACAGATACAGAATCACGATTTCCAGACTGGACAGGCAGTTGCTTATGACACTCAGGGTGGAGATAGAATTAGTATTGCAACTACATCCCATACTACAGGGCCAAAAGACATCGTTATGTCTGTAGTCACATCTGGTATTGGTGGAAGTTCACTGTATGAGAATGGATATAATATTCAAATTCCAGGCCCAGTCACAGGAACTGCTGTGACAGAAAATCCTCCTGGCGCCTTGTTTAGAATATATGGATTTGGAAATGCAGATGGTGGTTTGCCTGGATTCACTACAACTGGATCTGATGCCAGATTCCAAGTTAAG